CGGGTGTGTACACTTCTGAAACTGACTTATCATTCGTAGCACAAAGTGTGGGTGTTACTACCCTAGGTTTAGTTGGTGAGACTTTAAGAGGTCCTGCGTTTGAACCGGTATTCATAACAAACTACGATGAGTTCCAAGCCTTTTTCGGAGGAACAGAACCAACTAAATTTGTTAACACACAAATCCCTAAATATGAGGCGGCATACATAGCTAAATCTTACTTACAACAATCGAATCAGTTGTTCGTGACAAGAATCTTAGGATTGTCAGGATATGATGCTGGTCCGTCTTGGAGTATTAGAGTTACTGCGAATGTAGACCCAACAACAATAATCCAAAGTCCAACAGGTGTTACATCTTGGAATAGAAGTTTCACAGGAGCAACTAGTGGTGGTACTGTTGATTTCGTTTCAGGTTCGTTCCCATTAGCAATTCAAGCGAATTTAGATACTCAATATAGATTATCTGATGGTAGTACATCTACATTCGACACTGATTTTACTGCAAATATTTATAATGCAGTTGGGAATAACACTTTAACTGCGACAACAGCTTTCATTTATGGTGCAATCCCTGAAACAGATTATTATGCAATCACTGATAACTACACAACAGTTGTAAATGAATTTGGTTCAGATACAAATAACTTAGCAACTAACGATTTATCGGCATCTGAAAATGACCCATGGTTTTATGCTAATTTTAACAATTATACAGGTAATGCTTATACAGGATACTCATTTGATTATAATATAAGTGCTTTATCGGTTACGGGAATAGGTAACGAACAAACTTTCTCAGGTACAATTTCAGGTGATTATTACACATTTATTGGTACTGCTTACACTGAATTTAACAATATGGTTGTAGCAACACTTCGTTCAAGAGGTATTTCACTATATACTAATAGTTCATCAAGTGATAATCACGGACAAATTTATGAAGTAAATAATGAAAACAATGTTACAATTTTAAATACTGACCAATATGCGGATATTGATAAAAATCCATTTGCGTCATTTGGATTATCAGGGGTAACTAAAGATGGTGATATTTTCACCTTTGAAACTAACTTATCGGCGACTTCATCTAAATTTATTACAAAAGTATTAGGTGTTGATAATTTTGGAAAATCAAGAAACGAAGTTCCATTATTTGTTGAAGAAATTTATCCAGGTTCATTGGCTTATGCATACAATCAAGGATACATTAAAGGTATTAACCCTGAATTAATTGCATTACCTGAGGCAAGAAGTCAACAATCAAATTCAATTGCATACAGTGTTGAAAGATATCAATCACCTAGCACACCTTATTTAGTGTCAGAATTAAGAGGTAATAAAGTTTATAAATTATTTAAATTTGTTTCAATATCTGATGGTGATGCTGCGAACACTGAAGTTAAAGTTTCAATCGCAAACTTATCATTTAATAATATGACATTTGATGTGTTAGTTAGAAATTTCTTTGATACCGACTCTAACCCAGTTGTTATTGAAAAATTCACTAACTGTAATATGGACCCTAACTCTAACAACTTCGTTGCTAAGAAAATTGGTTCAACAAATGGAGAATACGCATTATTATCAAAATATGTTATGATTGAGATGGCGGACGAATCACCAATTGATGCAATCCCTTGTGGTTTTGAAGGATATACTCAAAGAGAATATGATTCGGTTACTAACCCGTCTCCATATCCTGTATTTAAAACGAAATATTTCTTCCCGGGTGAGACAATTGCTAATCCACCATTTGGAAATGCGAGTGGTAGTTCAAATTTAGTTGAATCTCCTGGTGACATTGTTAGAAGAACTTATTTAGGATTCTCAACACAATATGGTATTGATGAATCATTCTTATCATATAAAGGAAGACAAAATCCTGCATCTTGGGTTAACTCTATAACACCTGTTGAAGGTGCTGCTTGGAACTATGTAAGTAAAGGTTTCCATATGGACTCCGGAGCGACAGTTGTAACAATTTCAAATAGTTATGATACAAGTGGTCAAACAGCTTTTGAATGTGGTGTTGCTGAATTTAGAAACGACCCTGAAACTCAAGAAAATCCATATTACTTTATTTTCTCAAGAAAGTATACTTTATGTTTTGCAGGAGGATTTGATGGATGGGACATTTATAGAGAATATCGTACAAATGAAGATAGATTCCAATTAGGTCAATCAGGATTTTTAGCGGGAGCATCGGTATCAACAAGATACCCAAATGCGACGGGTGAAGGTTTATTCAAACGTATTGTAGTTGAAAATAATACTCAAGATTTTGCAAACACTGACTATTACGCTTACTTACTTGGTATATTAACATTTGCAAATCCTGAGGCGACTAATATTAATGTATTAGCAACCGCAAGTATTGATTATGTTAATAATTCAAATTTAGTTGAGGAAACAATTGATATGGTTCAATTTCAAAGAGCTGACTCTGTTTATATTACAACAACTCCTGATTATAGAATGTATACACCGGATTCAACAAATCCACAAGATATTATTTATCCTCAAGAGGCGGTTGATAACTTAGATAATACAGGAATTGACTCTAACTATACTGCTACTTACTATCCTTGGATTTTAACAAGAGATACTGTTAATAACACACAAATTTATTTACCTGCAACAGGTGAAGTTTGTAGAAACTTAGCATTAACAGACAACATTGCTTTCCCATGGTTCGCATCAGCGGGTTACACAAGAGGTCTTGTAAATTCAGTTAAAGCGAGAGTTAAATTAACTCAAGAAGATAGAGATACATTATATCAAGGTAGAATTAACCCTATCGCGACTTTCTCTGATGTAGGTACGGTTATTTGGGGTAATAAAACATTACAAATTGCTGACACAGCACTTAACAGATTGAACGTAAGAAGATTATTACTTCAAGCTCGTAAGTTAATATCAGCAGTAGCGGTAAGATTATTGTTTGAACAAAACGACCAAGTTGTTAGACAACAATTCTTAGATAGTGTTAACCCTATCTTAGATTCAATCAGAAGAGACCGAGGTTTATATGATTTCCGTGTAACAGTTTCATCATCTCCTGAGGATTTAGATAGAAATACATTAACAGGTAAAATTTACTTGAAACCGACGAAAGCGTTAGAATTCATTGATATTGAATTCTTCATTACTCCAACAGGGGCTTCGTTCGAGAATATTTAATAAAAACCATAAGTGGGGATACGTCCCCACTTTTTAGCCAATTATGAGAAAGATTAGATTAAATGAAGGGATAGATGAAATGGGAACACCCGATATGAAGTATTATGCTTTCGATTGGGATGATAATGTTGTTCATATGCCAACTAAGATTATCCTTAAGAATGAAGATGGTGATGAGATAGGTATGAGTACTGATGATTTTGCTGAGTATAGACATCAAATAGGTGATGAACCATTTAACTATAAAGGTGAAACTATTGTAGGATATAGTGACGAACCATTTAAAAATTTCCAAACACCAGGTGATAAAGATTTTTTAATTGATGCAATGAGAGCCAAATTAGGGCCTGCATTTGATGATTTTAGAGAGGCAATTAACAATGGTTCAATATTTTCTATTATAACTGCAAGAGGTCATAATCCTAATACATTAAAAGAGGCGGTATATAATTATATCATATCAGGGTTTAATGGTATTGATAAAGATGAGTTAGTTAAAAACTTAAGAAAGTATCGAGATATTAATGATGATGAAGACATGAGTGATGATGAATTAATTAAAACTTATCTAAATATGAATAGATACCATCCAGTTTCTTATAATGACCCGGAAGGTGCTGCAAATCCTGAAGAGGCGAAAGTTCGTGCGATGGAGAAATTTGTGGAATACATTAAAGAAATGGCCTATGATTTAGACAAAAAAGTGTATTTAAAAAAAGAGGTAAGTAATAATTTTGTTCCTACAAAACCGACAATTGGGTTTTCTGATGATGACATACGAAATGTGGAGGTTATGAAAAAACACTTTAAAGACAAACCGGACAATATTGTTAAAACTTATTCAACCGCAGGAGGAATAAAAAAAGAATATTAACTAGTTATTAAGAACTAGTATTAAATAAATAATTAAAAAAACTAGTTAAATTAACTAGAATTAAATAAACTAGACTGGAATATAATGATAAAGATTTAATTTCAGAAAGTCAATAAAAATATTTTCCGTTTGGATATATTTATGATAATAAACAAAGAAAAACTAATTTAAAATAATATGGCTGATTTATTGATGAAAATGCCGATTCCTTACGAACCGAAAAGACAGAATCGATTCATACTAAGGTTTCCATCAAGCTTAGGGATTAACGAATGGTTTGTAGAAAGTGCTTCAAGACCTTCAATTAAAATTGCATCTACGGAAATTCAATTTTTAAATACCTCAACGTATGTTGCGGGAAGATTTAACTGGGATGAGATTTCAGTTAAATTCAGAGACCCAATTGGACCATCTGCGTCTCAAGCTCTTATGGAGTGGGTTCGTTTACACGCAGAATCTGTAACAGGTCGTATGGGTTATGCTGCAGGTTATAAAAAAGACATTGACCTTGAGATGTTAGACCCAACAGGAGTTGTTGTTGAGAAATGGATTTTATATGGTACATTCTTAACAGGAGTGAATTTTGGTTCATTAGGATATAGTACTGACGCTCTTGCGGATATTACAGCATCATTAAGAATGGATAGATGTGTTTTAGTTTACTAATACTCTTTATAAAAAATCAATACTAATTATATTTAACCGTAAAGACAATAAACTTTACGGTTATTTTTTTATATGGAAAATCAAACAACAGATTACGGACAACAAAATTTTACTTTACCTCACGATGTGGTACCATTACCATCAGGTGGAGTTTTTTACAAAAACAAAAAAAAATCAATCAAGGTGGGTTATTTAACCGCCTCTGATGAAAATATTTTAATGGCAGGTGGGTTAGATATTACCACAAATTTATTAAGAAATAAAATTTACGAACCAGACCTTAGGATTGAAGATATGATTGAAGGTGATGTTGAGTCAATATTGGTGTTTTTAAGAAATACTGCATTTGGACCTGAAATGGATTTAAATTTAATTGACCCATTTACTAAAAAACCATTCAAAACGACTGTAGCTCTTGACGAATTAAATGTTATTAAAGGCCAGTCTCCAAATGAGGATGGGACATTTACAACTATATTACCAAAATCTAATGCAACAATTAAGTTAAAACCATTAAATTATGGTGAAATAATGGAAATTAGTAAGTTAGAATCGACGTACCCTCAAGGTAGAGTAGTTCCAAAAATAACTTGGAGACTTCAAAAAGAGATTGTTGAAGTAAACGGAAACACGGATAAGTCAGAAATATCTAAATTTGTTGAACAAATGCCTATTTCAGATTCTAAGTATATTAGACAATTTATGAATGAAAATGAACCAAAATTAGACATGAGTCGAGTTGTAAGCACCCCATCAGGAGAAAAGATGACAGTTAATGTCGGATTTGGGGTGGACTTTTTTCGCCCTTTCTTCTGATTATAGGAAAGGACAAATAGATGAATTCTATTATTTAAACAAATTAATGAACATATCTTATCAAGATTTTGTAACAATGCCCTTATTTGTTAGAAAATATTTGTTAGATAAATGGTTAGAAGATAATAAAAAGGACTGAAAACTCAGTCCTTTTGTATTTATAATAAAATACTATTTTAAATTATGCAAGCAGCTGAACAATCACCGGAAGAATATAAAAAATCACTTATTGGTTCTCTTGATGTTGCGACAGAATTGGCATCATACGTTGTTGAGATACAAAAATCATCTATTGAGATAAATAAGGTTTTTGGTCAGGGTAGAGAGCGAGTTGGTATACTAATGTCAAGTATCGCAGACGCACTCCCTATGGTCAATCGTTTAGGTGGGTCAATGGCTGATGTTGCCAAAACTATTGGTGAAGTTGCTGATGCATCTGGTCGAAATGTTATTGCGAGCACTGAGGAGGTTGAAAAACTTTACGCGGCTCAGAAAGTATTAGGTATTAGTGCAAGGGAAATGACCAATTCTTTTTTAGATATTGGTGTTGGTTTGGCTCAGATTCCTAAACAATTAGAAGAGTCTATAGAATATATTCAAAGTATTGGTGGTAATACACAAGCGGTAATGAAATCCGTTACTAGCAATATGGAACAAATGAATAGGTTCCAATTTGAAGGTGGTGTTGTTGGTTTAACTAAAATGGCGGCACAAGCGTCAATGTTGAGGTTTAATATGAATGAGACCTTTAGATTGGCGGATAAAGTATTAGACCCTGAAGGTGCAATTGAAGTCGCGGCGGCATTCCAAAGATTAGGAGTATCGGCAGGTGCATTAGCAGACCCATTCCAATTAATGAATATGTCTATTAATGACCCATCAGGATTACAAGATAGTTTAGCGGATGTTGCAAAACAATTTACATATTTTGACGAGAAAACTAAAACCTTTAAAATAAATCCTCAAGGTGTGTTAACACTTAGAGAGATGGAAAAACAAACAGGTGTTAGTGCTGCGGAAATGAGTAAAATGGGGTTAGCAGCTGCGGAACTAGACAAAAGACTATCGGCAGTTAATTTAGCTGGAATAACAATAGGTACTGAAGAGGACAAACAATTCTTAGCAAATATTGCTAAAATGGGTAAAGATGGTGAGTATGAAGTTAAAATCAAAAATGAAGATGGTACGGAAGAAACTAAAAAATTACAAGAAGTAACTCAAAAAGAATTTGATAAATTAATACAAGAACAAAAAGACGGGCCAAAGAGTTTAGAGGAGATTGCCAGAGTTCAAATGAACATTTCGGAAACCGTTAAAGGGGATGTTGCGGCAATTAAAAACGCTTTTCTTGGAGGTACCGCAACCGCAAAACCTGTTAAAGAAACTATAATTGGAGCTCAAAAAACTGCGGATGTATTAGGTGGTGAAGCTTCAAAAAAATTCGGAGACACTAAAAGTACTAGGGTAGAAGTTGAAACAACGTTGAAAGATTTGGGTACAATGGCGATGGATTTTAAAGAGGGTATTAAACCTGCAACTCAAACATTATCGGATTACTTAATGAAGGTTGGTAATCAAATGGAATCAGTTCAAAATAAGTTTACTGATGCGTTAAAAGAGTATGGTAAAAATGTTTCTAGTAAATTAGGTGATACACCAATGGAACAACTTACAAAAAAAGGGGTTGATACTGCTTTAGAAAAAAGTGGTGTTGAAATACCGTCTAAGACTGCTCCAATAGATTCAAACACTAGTAAAATTAAAAATGAAAGAACAATTTCTAATAATCAAAATATAACCACTAAAAGTACTGTTGATGTTGGAGGAAAAATTGAAGTTGATGTTAAAGTTCCTACAGGACTTTCATCAGAACAACTAAAACAAATTTTAGATACTACCTTTAATGAGTCAAGATTTAAGGATTATATTGTTAGGTTAATACCTGGTGATTCAAAAGAACCTAAGTCAAATTCTTACTAATAATGTATTTATAAAATAAAAATCATAGATGTCAAATAGTCCATTAGATTTAATTAACTCGGATTCGTTCAGAAAAAAACTTATAACGAGAAATTTAGTACCTTATGCTAAATCTCCAAACAGACCTTCTGTTCAAGTTCCGTATGAATATATTTCATCGGATTTCTCTGTAATTGATAGTCCTGACCAACTTATTGATAATCCATCATTAGCGAATCAACTATATCCATTAAATAGATATGGTAATGAGGGAGGATATCAACAAGTTCCTGACCCAAATGGGTTAACTAATACCATTTCAAATCAAGGTGAATATGGACCGGGACAACAAGACGCTCATATAGTTGATGAAGGTTATGACGCAGTTAGATTATGGAGACCTTTAAACGCCTATGCTGACGGATTAAATGTTTTTGACTCTGCGGAATCATTTTCAAGTTTAGAAACAGTTAGACCTGACCAAGACCGACAAGGTAACGGACAACCATATCCTGGTCCAATTGTTGCATCATCGTATTCTCCTTTATCAATCTTATTATCAACTAACCCAACCGGTAGTAATGGTAATTTAAGTCAAGATTCATATATTGCTCGTTTAGGTGCTCAGACTCTTAGAAGAGAATTCCAAGAAAGAATAGCGACAAGAATTAGGTTAGAGACGATAGGGCAAGCCAACATTTTAAATGTAACAAGTGGTACTGATTTAGTTAATATTTTATCAGGACAAGTTCCAATATTAGAACCAAATTGGCAAATAACGGTACCCGCAAATCCAATAACTGCCGCTGCTGATTTTGCGTTAAGGTTAGGTGGGAGTATTTTACCTGTTTCTTTAATACCGGGTTCTTATTTTGACCCAATGATTAATCCGGGTCAACCTACAACAATTCAACAAGTTACAAACGCAATTGCTGGAACAGGTATTGGTAATTTCTTTAATCAACTATTAGGGGGAACACAAACAGGTTCACAAATTTTTTATAATAATACAGGGGCCGGTCAAAAGTCTCGTTTATTTAAAAACATTGATTACAACAAATATAAACCAAATTTTGTTAGAGGTGTATTTGATAGAGTATTAGGTGCAATAACAGGGACTCTTTCTGATAATAGTAACTATTATGTTGGTTCTATAACATCTGAACCATCTCGAGTGTTTTCTCCTGGTGGGGACTTACCTGTTGACCAATTTGGAAAAGAACAACAATCACCGGTATATGGACCTCAAGAGTTAGCACAACTTTATGAAGGACCAAGTAAAGAAGTTAGGTTAGGTGCTAATGGTCCTACATATTCTAATGGTGGTGGTATTGAAGGAGGTTTTACTTGGGTTTCTCCAAAGTATAAAGATAATGCCGGAAAAAAAGTTGGATTAGGTGGGGTTGTAACAAATCAAGATGAGGATTTTAAACCATCATCATATAATACAACTGAATCGACAAACATAACTTTTAAAGGAGGTTCTATCTTAGATGATACTCAGAGAATCATTAATAGCCAACCTCAAGGAGGTCGAAGATTACAACACGTAGGTAATGCGATTGACCAAGTTAGTAAAGTTTTCCATGATGGATATAAAGAAATTACTAAAGGTTCAAGAGTATATCGATATGTTGGTGCTGTGGGACAAGAAGTTGGAACAGAGTATTGTCGTATTTTTGCAAAAGATGTACCATACCTACAATACAATGATTTACAAAAAGTAGATGGTATTACAACATCGGGTAGAAGATTTTCAGATTCAGTATTTGATAACACCTACAATTTAAATATTGCTCCAAACAAACAAGAAGGTGGGCAAGATTCGACTAATTTGATTGGAACTCAAAATGACGCATATGCTAAAAAGTATATGTTTTCATTAGAAAATTTGGCGTGGAGAACATCAAGTACTCCTGGTTATGCGATTTCTGATTTACCTGTTTGTGAGAGAGGTCCTAATGGAGGTCGAGTTATGTGGTTTCCACCATATGGTTTAACATTTAGTGAACAAGTATCTGCAAATTGGAACACATCTGAATTTCTTGGAAGACCGGAACCTGTTTATACTTATAAAAATACTTCTCGTACTGGTACTTTAACTTGGAAAATAGTTGTTGACCATCCGTCATCTTTAAATGTTGTTGTTAATAAAGTTTTAGCTAATGAAACAAATAAAGTAAGGATTGATAGTATTTTAGATTCATTCTTTGCTGGATGTAGAAAATATGATTTATATGAATTAGCTAAAAAATATTATACGGTTAATCCTAATGATTTATATTTGCTACAACAAGCAATTACTTCAAAAGAAACAACAAAAGAACAAACTGAATATATTAAAAAAACAATTCAGGTAGGTAATAATTCTACTACAGGTGCTGATACAAATGTTTCTCAAGCAAGTAGTGAAGATTTATTTGGAAAGTATAAAGATTTAGGATTCTATTTTGAAAATGATTATCCTCAAAAGAATAATGTAAGTGCTTACCCATCTCAATATGATTTATATATAGGTAATAAAAGTGTTTATAATAGTAAACCAAATGCGGCACAAACTAGTGAAGTTTTTGAAACTGTTGTAACACCTAATTATGATGTAATGAAACAATTGGCGGTTGATATTGGTAAACAATTAAGTACTAATAGTCAGGGTATTGTGACAATAACAATTGATGCAAGTTGTTCCGCACCTGCGAGTCCGTCGTATAATACTGAATTAGCAACAAGAAGGATTGAATCGGCTATTAAATTTTTCCAAGAAAATGAAAATACTAAAAAGGAGTTTGGTAAACGATTATTAGTAAATCAAGGTAAAAGTTTAGGGGAGCAAACCACTACATTACCTTTAGCTTCTAAATCAAGACAAGCCCCATATACATTACCTTTTGTTAGTAAACAAAGTGTAAATTGTACTGACCAAGACTCTAGTGTTGTGGGAGGCGACATTAAAGTAGGTGCTAAAGAAGTTTATACTTATGGTGCGATGGCATGTAGAAGAGCCTATATTAGTGCAATTAGGTCAACTTTAAATAACCCAACAACTACACCTCCAGCACAATTTACTACGGTTCTTGAGGAGAATAAAGTATTAAAAACGGTTAAAGAAGATGTTGTTAGTCAAGAGTACAAACCTAGAGATAATATTACTAAAAGAGTTTTAAGAGCGTTATTATCAGAATGTGATTATTTTGAAACAATAAAGGCAGAAACACCTATGGTTTATGATAACTTGAGAGATAAATTAAAATTCTTTCAACCTGCATTCCATTCAACAACTCCTGAAGGATTAAACTCTCGTCTAACATTTTTACAACAATGTTTAAGACCGGGAGACACTATTCCAACAATTAAAGAGGTGAATGGTAGTCAACAATTGCAATATAATAATGCTACTAATACTTCTTTTGGAGCACCTCCAGTATTGATATTACGTGTTGGGGATTTTTATAATACTAAAATAATACCAACGTCATTGTCATTACAATATGAATCACTTGATATCAATCCTGAGGGTATTGGTATTCAACCTATGATTGCAAATGTGACAATGGGATTTAATTTTGTTGGTGGTAGTGGATTAAAAGAGTCAATTGATAAATTACAAAATGCGTTAACGTTTAATTATTATGCTAATACCGAGATTTGGGACGATAGAGCAGATGTTACATCGAGTGAAGAATTCTTAAAATCGTTAGATAAAGAATTTTTAGCGATGGCACCACCTCCATCACCACCGACATTGAATCAAGCAGAGGTTGAAAATGGTCAAAATAATAATAGTGCTATTGGAACAGTTACAACAAATGAGGTTACTGCGACTGAGGAGAAAGGTACTTTAAATTATTCTGATTTTATGGTTAAAGTTGTTAAAGAAACTCAAACTTATTTCCAAACAATTGTTAATAAGACAAAAGAAAGTGTTAATCAATATAACAACGCTGTTCGTCAACAATGGATGTTAGAAAGGTCATATACTCAAGGTTCTATAAGAGTATCTGAGAATCCAACTGTATTATTTGGGAAACCAAGTAATGTTGAAAAAAGATTTGATGAAATTTTTGCGTCATTACAGAAGAACATTTCAGATGGAGATGAAGGTTTTATACAATGGATGTCGTCTCCTTCATTTGGGTTTTCAACTAAAGTAATTCGACAACTTAAGGATAATTACATTAATTTAGTTAAAAACAAAAGAGGTTCATTCCAAAATGCAATTAGTAAAATAACTCAGGATGTTACTAATGTTGAACAAACTTATATCCAAACATTAGGTAGGGCTAATACTATTATTTTTCAAGGGATGACTGATATGGGTACTGATGGATATCAAGCAAAATCAGGTCCTGTTAGGGTTTATAACACAAGTGGTACAACAAATGTTAATATTACATCAAATGGGGTTGCAAACACATTAATTGAATTAGTTAATGATATCAATACAATTAAATCGGGTATTACTGAATTTAATAAAATTATTTCGAGTACTTATGATTTCACGTATGAGGGACAAAAATATACTGGTATTTTAGTTTATGGAACTGACACTAAAGGTAAAACGGGTACTGACGCACCTACGGTTGAAAAAGTGTTTAATCCTTTTAGTAAAAATAATGACTTCCAAAATGATATTTTTAAACGAGTTTATATGATTATTTCAGATGATATTCTTGATACTAAAAAATATGAAACATTTAAAACTGCAATGATTGGTAATATAATTGGTAACGCTAGTATTATTGGAACCGGATTTGATGATATTGAGAAAAAATTTGATGATTATTGGTTGGTTAAAACAAAACCATTATTCTTAAATGAAACAAATATTACAAAATCATTCATTGATAATATTGAGAAAACACCATTAAAAAATTTCTTAATATACACACCTTTTGATAAAAAATCTAGAGAGTTTTTTTATACGACATTAACTACCGCTACTGATAATAAAAAGAAATCTCAAGAAACAATGATTTCATCATTGGGTGATACGACAAATAGAAATACAGACATAAACAAATGGAATAGTGAAGATGGAGTTAATTCATTGGCATATATTTCAAAAGTAAAACTTAATTAATGGCTTTTCAATATTGGAATAGATACAGTGAATTTTTAATTAACGGTGAACAAACCGTAGTTCCGTATGTGCAACTACCTCAAAAAACTACTGACAAAGCTTATATCTATAAAGTTGCTAAAAGTAGATTGGATAAAGTTTCACAGGAGTATTACAATTCACCATATTTTAGTTGGTTAATTTTACAAGCTAATCCTCAATTTGGTGGGTTGGAAAATTATATATATGACGGGGCTATCTTGATAATTCCATTTCCTTTACTACCATCTTTACAGGATTATAAGGCATCGTTAGAAAATCATTTTTATTATTATGGCAGGTAACTTACAGGCAGACAACAGCGGAGATATTTTAGTTGAGTTTGATTACAACAATATCATTGTAGTTGACCCAAATAAAACAATTGACTCTCAGGGTAAAATTCAAGAAAGATTGGTTGACCATGAGAGTTTAGTTATGTATGCAAATTTGGAAGCAGAAGTTCTCCCAAGAACTAAACTAGCAGTAGGGGGTAGTCCTGAAGATAGAATTAGAACTATTTCTGTTGCCAAAATGAATATGTTAAAACCAACCAAAGATTCGTTTTTAGGTGTAGGTTACTACGATGAGTTAACAGGTGAAAATTCAACCAAATTTAAAGGTGATAATCAAATGATGGAAAAGGCCGTTGACCCAAAAAATGGAGACACCCCTTATATTATTAGTTCTCCTGCAAATTTAAAAGATGTTTTCGATAATGGTTTATTGGGTATTACACAGATTAATGTTACTACTAATTCATCATTCGTTCCTTCAGTTACAATGGAATTGGAAGATGTTCAAGGGAAAGCGTTATTTCAATTGGGTAATAATTCACCATACGCAGCGTTTTTTAACTTACCATATCCACAATTTTATTTAACACTTAAAGGATATTATGGTCAGGCGATTAGATATCAATTAAATTTAGAAACTTTTAACGCTCGATTTAATTCGTTTAGTGGAAATTACCAAGTTAGTTTAAAGTTTAAAGGGTATAAGTTTAATGTTCTAAATGAAATATCAATGGGACATTTACTTGCGGTACCACATATGTATGGTCAAAGATTTGATATATCTACAACTCCGGGAGGTACTCAAGAATCTAACAAACAAGCAGAATCTCAATCTAAAGTTGAGGGAGCAGTTTCTAAAAATAACGCCTTAAGTCAAGATGAGGTTGTTACTCAAATTGTTTCTGAAAAAGGGTATCAGAAAATTGTCGAGGTTTATAGTGAATATAAATCCAAAGGATTAATTCCACCTGATTTACCTGAATTAACTTTATTTCAGTTAATGACTAAATTACAAACGTTTGAGAATAATATAATGGCATCTTTCCCTAGAGCAAAAGTTGCCCCTCTTACTAATATTAGAAGTTATAAAGAAGTTTTGAAACAATACTTTGACGCTGTTAGAGGTTCAAATCTTTCATGGTTCAATAAATATTTAAATCCAAAACCTATTGTAACTAATGGGAATGAAAAAATATATGTATTTAAAGAACTTAGCCGAGAAGATAAGGACTATGCGATAACATTGTTGGAATCTTATATAAAAAAATTCAATAATGCTTTGTCTGAAAATGCCACTTTAGGTAAGAATGGTGAATCTCCAATTGTTAATCCAATAACATTAAAAACGATTGAGATAGCCCCACCAACAGATGAATCTATTAATTGGAAAGAAACTGTTAGGTTACAAACAGGTAAAGTATTACCAACCATTGAGGATGAACAAAAAGTTAAAGAATTAATTTATCTTGCAAAAACACCTGCAGCTGCAAAAACAGAAACCAATGGTAAAACATCGGTTGATATAGTTAATACAAAATTTTTCATATTTGAAGGTAATGGAAGATTTGACAATCAAATATCATTAATAGAGGCGCAGGCAAATAAAAAATTGTCAGAATACGAGGCGTTAATCTCAGCTGAATTATTAAGAAAAATTGAAGATACTGATACAGGTCTTGGATTTAAACCAACGGTTAGGAATATGATTGCAGTTGTAATGGCTTCGGCTGAAGCGTTTATTCGTTTAATGGATGACGTTCATACAAATGCATGGAATGTAAAATATGACCCAGTTAGAAAACAAGCAATATTAGATAATACTTCGTCAGCTCCAAGTTCGGAGACAGTACAAAAAGTGGTTATAACAACAGAGGCTCAACAATCAAATCAAGGTTTAAGTAATTCTGAGATACCTGTTTATCCATGGCCGTTATTTTTTGTTGAAACACCTGAAGACACTAAAGGGAGATTTCAATTGAAATACATTGCGGACCCATCAGTTGTTGACTTAACTCAAGGTTATTTATATGACAAATGGCCTGAGGTTGAATTTGTGGAAGAATATATGATTGGTTTAACTCAAAAATTTAGCCAACCTTCAGCTCCACCACCATTAGATAATCAAAGAGATACTAATAGGATTAATATTAATGCAATTGAATTTCCATCAGAAGGATTACCTTATGTTAACAAAGAGGAAGTTAAATTCTTTTATGAAATATGGGAAAGACAATTTTTAACATCACATTATTCAAATTTAATTAGGGCCAATCAAAATCAAATTGATTCATTAATTAAATTAAACTCTGAGGCGGAGGTTAATAATATTGTTAAAGGGATTGGTGTGAGTTCTCCGTATTTAAGTTTAAAATTAAAAAATTACGATTTAAAGGCATCAAATTATCAGGAGTTTTTAAAAACTATTTCAAATTCAGGAACCGGTAGAGCTTATCAAGATTACATTAGAGATTTTTTTGTTACACCATACATTAAAAATTTAACGGAAAATTCTTATAGTATTTTAAATGTTAACGATATTGGTAAACTACCACAATCAAATACTAAATCAGACGCGTTACAATCTTTATTATCTAATGCGTCTAACGAGCCATTGATTATTGATACGTTACCTTATACGGACCCTACTTGGTGTCTAAACAATTTAAGTTCAAGTAATAAATCGGTTGGAAATGAAGTTTTTAATACAAAACAAACTTTAAAAGTTTTTGAACCAAGAAAAGTTATTGCAAATTTCACAGACGTATATGATTTTACTACTAATAGACCTGTAACAAATTTTTCTTTTTATCAAAATCAAAATCCTACTGTGTTTGCATTATTGGGATTAAATGGTTTTTATGAGTTTCGAACACCAAAAACTTTTGTAGCGACTGAAGGTTATTGTGATTACACAACCCCAACAAATGCTTTACCATTTAGAACTACAACTTCAATATTGAACACACCTTATTTTGTTAATTCAATTCAAAATGGTGTTCAAAATATTAGAACAAGTGACCCCTATCCGTTTGTTCAATCGGCTTATTTGTTTTTGAATTCATTACCATTGGCTTCATTAAGAGAACGATATAAAACATTGTCAAATGATATTACAACTGACTTAGATTATATATCGTCATGTTTTAATAAGTTTGGTGCTATTCACAAATTACCATACGCTTGGATTTTAAAATATGGTTCTGTTTGGCATCGTTATAAAAAATATAAGGAATCAAATACAGATATTTTAGATAGTGCTTGGAAGAATTTTGATTATAGAACCAATTATAGTCCTATTTTAAGTTCAATTACTCAAACATATGATTTTAAAATAAATGACACACCAACAACTATTACATTACAACAAGAGGATTCGAATAGTGTTAAAATGCAAATTGGGTTTTATCCTAAAGTTGTAAACGACTTTAATGTTTTTTACAAAGGTTTTGAGTTATACGATAAGTACACCAATAGTGAAATTCAAAGTAGTGTTAATAATGGGATGAAAGTTTATAATTTTGAAAACTCAAATATTACTGCGAATCGAAGTAATAAAACGTTAAATTTATTCACATATTCTGTATTGTTAGAAAATAAAGATTTTGGTACTGGAGTAGATTGTGACCCTACTAATAATACTAAAGGTGTTGAATATTTTGTTGTACCTTCTTTTGGTACTTTTTATAACCAAACCCAAATTGCTTGTGTTGAAAATTTAACAACAACTAATAACGCTGTAGTTGATTTTACTTTTAATCCAAATATATACAATGGTTCGGTTAGAACTTTATGGTCTGCCCCAAATTATGGTTATTTTGATAACAGTCAGATTAAATACCCTCAGCCCGACTCATATTTAAATTTCATTAATAATGGAGAGGAACAATCCCCTATGTCGTTATTAAATGAGGATAAATATAGTAAAATTGAAGAAATATTCTCAGTATTTGAGAAGAAAATTTTAGACTCATTTGAACAAGAGTTTTTAAATTTCTGTAAACCAATTACTGATATTTCAACAATAAAAGAAACGACTTCTTTTTATACTTCAACCGTTGATGATAACAATAATTTTAAAAATTTCCAATCATTATTTAGAGGGTTGATGTCCGTTCCGGCAAAATCGGCAAATATAAATGAAGATGAATATTTTAATAATACAATTACTAATCAATATAATACATTCCAAGGTGGTATTAAAGATTTTATGAATTATGATGTTTTATTTAGATATGGTAATCCATCTGATTACAGAAGAAGACTTTTTAATTCTTATTTATCTCATAATAACACTCAAAAAGTTGTTGACCCTGTTAAATTTAGACCTTACATTCAAAATACTCTTCCAACAAATGGAGGTACGTTAACGGTTTCACAATCAAAAGGGTTAAATCCTAACGCGTGGATAGCACTTGAAACTGAAGTTGGATTTTCAACGATAAGAAATGTTGAGTATAGTAGTACCGGTTCATACATAACTGATTTCTTTGTGAATAATAATATTGAATTTACAACTGATAATGTTGTTTTATTGGCACCAATAATTAAGATGTACGCAACTCAAAAATTGAAAAACCCAACAATTACGGTTGCTCAATTTCAAAATCAGATTAATCAATACTTAAACAATGAAAGTGTATTACAAGACAATTTCTTAAATTTAGTTTTAGATGGGGTTAGAAGAGATTTACCAAACCAACAACAATTACCTGAAAGGGTGAATAGAAGTGCAATTGATGGGGAACAAAGTAAAGTTGAAAATTACGAAGTGTTCAAAGCTCTTAATGATAAATGGATTGCGGGTGGTGACTATAAAACAAAAACATTATTTGAGGATATGTTATTTTTAGATAGGGCATCAAGAAATATTGGTGATACTATCATATTGAATATCTTTGATATACAAGGAATGTTTGGTGTTGGTGGTAAAGATGGAGATTATTCGTTAAACCAAGCTATGAGTGTTTACACCTTCATTAGTGGATTATTAATTAGTAATAATTTCACAGTAATGAATTTACCGGCATATATTAATTTTTATAATGTTCAAGATGTTGATGGAACAGTTATTCCAAATAAATCAGAGGGTTCTTTAGGATTTGCTAATAGTATGTGGGGGACATTCTTGGATGTCGACTATAGAAAATCGAGTTCAAAAATGGTTTGTTTTTATGTGGGTAAACCATCTCAATATTTGGATTTACCAAAAGGTAATTTTAGATTTAGAGATGATGGTTTTGAAATGAGAAGAGCGTCTGAAAATCCATTAATTGAAAATCAACAGGGTAAAAAAGATTGGGCTTTATCTAACAAATGTGTTGGATTTAATGTTGATATTGGAACTCGTAATCAGAGTATATTTTATTCTTTTAGTGTTTCCCAAGATAATGGGACCGCTACATCAGAATCGATAAATGCCCAAATTAATATGGTTGACCAAGCATCAGGAAAAAATGTTACAACCCAAAATGCAAGTTTATATAATCTATACAAACAGAGAAGTTATAAATGTTCTGTTGTTTGCTTAGGAAATGCGTTGTTGCAACCAACCATGTATTTTAATTTAAGACACGTTCCAATGTTTAATGGACCATATATGATACAACAAGTTGAACATAGTATTCAACCGGGTCAATTCCAAACATCATTTCAAGGTATTAGACAAGGGGTGTATGATTTACCCGCGATAGATAACTTTATTCAAAGTATTAATCAGAACTTATTAACTAAATTAGAATCGATTCTTAAGATTAAGAAAGATGTTATTAATGTGTTATCAGCATCAACAGATTCAAGTAAGAGTAAAAATATTCAACAAAACGGTAATTCAACTAAAGCTGCTTCAAATACTTGTAGTAGTAAAGTTCTTCCGGTATATCTGAATGCAGGGTATAATGTGGTTGATGCAACCAAAACTAGTGTTACTGAGGCGAAATTTGCTGAGGCTCTTAAGAGATTGATACCGAATCTACCGGTACTTCAAACTATTATTTATTGTATCTCTTATGCTCGTTCATTTGAAAAAATAAGTAATAGTAATGCGGGTGAATTTAATGGATGGAGTAATAAC